CGGGCAACGGTGGCAGTGGTGAAGGAACCAGGCCTGAAGGCTCGGATCGTCACCAAGAGTGAAGCGTGGGTGGTCACTCTCGGACATTTGGCCCGTCGTCGTCTGTTTCTCGGCTTACGCCGAGACCCAGCGACAGCGGGATCATTATCCGGGAATGAACACCAAACGCTCCAGGACCTCCTTCATAAAGGGGGCCCCACTCAAGGTGACGTCCTTTCTTCGGACCTGACCAACGCCTCTGACCTCCTCCCCCTGGATCTGGTTGCTGCTCTAGTCGAAGGGCTAGTGGCTAGCAACCGGTTCCGGGAGGCGGAGGTCGCCGGCCTTCGGGCTTGCTCTGGCTCCCAGGCTGTCCGTTGGCCCTCAGATCTTCCTGACGAGTTTACTTTAACTCGCCGTGGAATCCTGATGGGCCTCCCGACAACCTGGGCGCTCCTTAGCCTGGCCCACCTTTGGGTGGTCCACCGGGCTAGGGAACGGGAACCTCTCCCCACGCGTCCAGGGCATCAGCCGCCGGTCACAAAGTTTGTGATCTGTGGTGATGATGCGCTGGTCATCGGAACCCCCTTCGTACTTGATGAGTACGATCGGGTGTTCCGAGAGTGTGGGGCGAAGTTCTCGGCAGGCAAGCATTGGCGGTCGCATTGTGGTCGAGGAGTGTTCCTTGAGAAGCTCCTTTCCTTCAGGGAGAGCGGGTTGGTTACCGTTTCTGACGGCCACCCCTTGTTCCCGGCCTCCGCCGACGTCCACTCCTGGTCTGGAGTGGAGGTCGACGGGGCCATTACCCTTCGAGGCCTGGTCTGTCCGGACGCAGGCCTCCACATAGGAGCCAAGTGCTCCGTCGCCCCCGACCTCCAGGTTTCCCTGGCGGCGGGCGCGGTTGTGGAGGCCATGTTGTCCGGCGGATCAGACCTCTTGAGGGTATGGGCGGTGCAGCAAACACTGCACCGAGCCGGGATCAAGGAGTGCCGTAAGAACGGCATCCCTCCCGCCCTTCCGAGGGTCCTCGGGGGAGCCGGCTTCATAACCCGTAAGGGTTATGGAGTTCGGATCTCCCGGGTCGCCTCGCGAAGGATTAGGCGTGCCATCGCCGTGCTCCTTAATCGGGGCACAGCAGACCCCGG